TCAAATTTTGACCCTTCCGTAATCGTAGGATCGCCATCTGTTGAATCCAAATTAAACACTGAACCCTCAACCCCAGCTTGAATAACAACCTTTTCCTCGATTTCTATTCCTTCATCAAGTGCCTTGCCGTCATCGTGTTCTTTAACCCAAGCCTTAGCTTTTGCCATAGTCCAATTATAGGGGTCTCTCTTATCAAACATATAGGTGCGAACCTTTTTAATTTTGCCACAATATTTAGCCTGTATGCCTTCTTTCTTGGAAATGGGTATCGTGGCAGTAACCTTGCAATCCCTAACTGGAATATGAATCCAATCGTCAGTCTCTTCGGGCTTAGTTATTGCTGTATTGTAGAAAAAGTTCTTATTGGCATCAACTTCCCCAGGCTCAGTAATAGTTTCAAGCTCTTTAGTGGTAATTACCCCATCATCAACAGCGTTACGGAGGGCGTCAGGGTTTGAAGGCACGGGAACAAGGGAAATCTCTAGCAATTCCTGTTTCAAATATGTCCTCTTAGGTGCTTTCTCATCATTGCCATCTTCCCACTTCTTAGGAATAAAGCCCACCGACTCAGTTCTAAGGTAGCCCGTATCGACCAATCTCTCCACAATATCGGCAAACTCGTATGTTCCTTCAGGCGGGAATTCAACGGTATTTTTTAGTTTCCCCCCAGTAAGCCATATCCTCGATGCCTTCCCAATGGGCAAGCTACGGTAATCGTGAGCATACATAATGACAGGATTCTTTTTGAAGTTCTTTAAGTCCCATCCCTTGGCATCAATTACCTCACCATCCCTGTCTTGTGTTGATGTGGAAGCTGTAAATTCATAATTACGGTCTCCCAGTTTCTTTATCTCACAATCTAGAACCTTCCTAATTAAATCAGTCATAATAAACCTCCTTATTTAGCCTACAATACCTTCTCGTGGCTCAAAGATTATTCCGCTATCACCCTCGTAGGGTAAAATGTGGATAAATTCACCCCTTAAAATATCTTCTGGGATACCATCGGGAAACGCCTCACAGATAATCCCACCTTTTACCACATACCTACATTGGTTACAGATGCCTTTATCTATTGTAATGAAAGACATATCCCTATCTGCTAATCTACTCATTATATCTCCGCTAACACCATTTCTAGGGCTTTTACCCTTTCCCTACCAACAGTGTAGACCTTTTCGGATTGTCCTATAACCCTATAGCTCGCATTCTTACGTAACAGAACCTCAGCTTCCTGCTTATACACTGCGGATAAATCTATGCCCGTTTTACTTTGAATTTTGAACATTATGCTATCGCCTTTTGGTGCCCTTAGAAATCTAGCGGCAGCTTTCTCCGTCTTGGCACTGCTGGATAAAGCATTCCACTTTATTTCCTTTGAGTTCTTTAATAGATTGAATGTTTTTTTATCCAATCTATTTAATCCCCTGAAGACCTGTCCATCATAAGTTTTGGCCCTATCAAGAGCTGTGTTTATGTTCTTTACGGCTCCCTTAATACTTGCCGGGGCTTTACCTGTTTGTTGTGCGATTCGTATTTTTTCATAACCGCTACCCTGCCAGTAATCAAGTGCTCGTCTCTCATCACTGCTAAGAGATTTTACCCAATCTTCGTCAGACAAGCCCTCTGGTTTTACAGGTTCTTCTCTTATCGCTTCTGGTATCACAGGAAGAAAGGTACAACGACAATTGGGGTGGACGGGAATCAGTCCATCAGCTTCATCTGGCTTAAAGTATTTACCGCTAAGAGCTTCGCACTCTTCACAGGTTCGCTCATCAAGGGAAACATAAAACTCAACCTTTTCCACCCCCGCCTCATTATAACCTTGTAAAGCCCCATAATTCGAAGCTCTTATAGTTTCAGTTCGGGCTACAGTTCCAGCGTGCCGTTTGTATCTTTGGTTATAGAGTGTATTTACCCGCTTAGTTAATTGGGGCATGCTTTCGCCAGCCTTAAACCCCTCTGCCAAACTCCTTCTCAATGCTGGGCGAGTAGTTCTATTTACACCTTTAGCTAAGGTAAGTGATTTTGATGAAATCCAAGTATGAGCTGGCCTACTAAGGTGCTCAGCCCCGAATTGCTTGAGTATTTCCACTAAATCTATTGCTTGTTTTGCACCCTCAATAACAGTATACTGAATTACTGGTTGAAATCCATCCTTAAAATCTCTTACTGCATCCTTGTAATCAAAGAGAGCATCTTCAGCATTATTTGCCGATACTAAATTAACTATAACATCATCACGCTGCTTCCATAGACAACGATGGAATGTTTGCTTAAATCTATTCTCTTCTCGCTCTGTCCTGCGGGCATATAACCGCCATAGGGCCTCTTTACGCCTTTCATCTAGATTCATTCTTTCGTTGGCTCTTCCATCGAGGGGGCAAGCTCAGTATCAATTGGGGATGGGATAAGATTCATCGGGATGAGAAACACATCGCCACTAGGAATCGGGTCTAATCCGACCAGCTTCCTACCCTCATTGATGGTCATATAACCAGCCTTAACGCCCGATTCGGCTAACCCCTTCTTCTGCTCAATGGTTTCAGGCACGACCTCATCAAAATCAACCTCCACTCCTTTTGCTTGTGGGAACATAGGTAAAAGCTGTTCGTTTAATTTATTTTTAATTCTGGTGAGTCTTGGTTTAATCAGCCACCGAGCAAAGGTATAATCCCCTGCTTCAGCATTAGCTCTGTTAACATTTTCCGATATTCCCATCACTGATAGAGGCATTCCAAAGGTAAATAATAGGTTTTCCCTGGTTTGCCTCCTCAAATTGGGGAAGTCCATGTCCTTCTGTGATACTTGAATCTGTTTATATTTAAGCCCACCTTCTAATATGGCTATTTTATGTGCCTTAGATACTCCTTGATATTGGCCAGCCCATTGAGTTCGCAATTGCTTATATTGGTCTTCACTTAGGCTGCCTTCAGCCTCTAATACTGCATCAGCTCTTGCCGAGTTATAAAAGAAGTTCCTATTCCACTTGCCTGCATAAGCCTCTGAATCCAATTCCACAGAAGCGGGTTGAGCATAGCCAATTCCACCGTAGGGATTTATTGGATCTGGCATTGGGAAGCGAATTATCTCCCCCTTATCAAATGGCACTTGCTCTGTCCCACTCTGGTAAATATAACCAGCTATAAATTCCTTTTCAGAGGGTACTATTTTCATCAAATGCGGTGGTAATACCCAAACTTCAGAAGGCACACCCAATTGATTCTTAGGCATATACCAATATGCCTTGCCCGCCAAGTCCATATGGAGCTGAGTAAGCTCCATTATCTCCTGGCCCGTCTGGAATTCATTGGCAAAATCAAGCAGTGTTAAAATCGGATGCTCGGCAATCTGGCTTCGCATGCTTCTTTCGCTACCCTTGTATAGTCGCCATTTAACTTCGCCAACAGCAGTAGCTATTCTTAGGGTAATGCCAAAAAGACTATATATCTCACCATAAGCCGATAAAAAGCCCCTAGTATTCCTTTCTGGGGGAGCAGTCCAAGGACTAACTGAGATAAACCGCCTGCCTATGATAGGAGCTTTCCTAAACCAATCTCTTAAAGCCATCTAATCCTTGCCTCAATCAATGGCGATTCCATAAATGCCAAGGCTAATGCATCCGCAAGGTCAGGAGATTTAGTTCCCCGCTTTTTCATATCTTCCTTGCTCTCCATCTGCAACTGCCCCCGTGAATTGATTTTGTATTTAACGCTTGATAATTGAGCAATCAATTCCAAGTCATCGGGAATGTTTATTTCGCCATTTTCAAATTTATTTGCGAGGTTCCTATAAATCTCAGCCCTTAAATTGGCATACTTTTCTTTGTCCTCGCCCCGTGCCGATTCTTGGACATTGATACCATTAACCTGTTTGTATTTAAGTTCTACTAAGCGATCATAAACCCCAGAACCCAATCCAATAATGTCTAAATTCACCAGCGAGGGTTTGAATCTATCTATTAAATTGACTATCTTACCCGTGGTGTGCATCAGGTCTGTTTTAGCCCAGTGGTCAATCCATCCAACCTTGTTACCACGTTTAACAATCGCCACCGAACTATCATCCCCATACCGGGCTATGTCCTGACCAATAATGTTTGGCTCAGATTCTTCAATATCAACTTCTCGGTCTATTGCCGATTTAATGTCGGCATATTTGAAAAGATAATTGCCAGCCTCTAAAGCATCCCAATCACCCTCAAGTAATTGTTTGACTAATTCATCTGGATAGAGCTTTCTCAGGCTCTCTTCATAATCAGCAGGTAGATACGGATTATCCCTCGGCAATGACGGTACAAATATATGGTCTTCTAATTTCTGCTCAATAAATCTGTGCTTTACCCACCCAGGGGCAGGATTAGCTGTCATCAATCCTTTATACTTAACATTGGAGGCTTTCAGCCTTAACCTTGAAGCTAACAGAAAGAAATGACTTTCAGATGTCTCTTCAGCTTGGTCTATCCCAAACCACCCTAGTTCCATCGACTTCAAGCGGTCTATCGCCTTCAGGTCATCCCCTAATCCACCGTAAAATATAAGAGACCCATTAACTAACCTATAAAAGTTCTCTGTCTGATGATGCTGTGCTATTATATCACTGGGTAAGTATCGCTCCAGCGTTAGCATTGTCGTCCGCATAAAACTACTTAACTCGTGCCGGCACATATACCCAACATTTCCAGAACATTCAAGGGATAACTGTAATCCCTCATTACATAACCAAGCCGATTTTCCGCCCCCAACAGCTCCCCCGAAAAGTATAAACCTTTCGGAACTAATATGGGCTTGGACTTGCCTCTCAAAAGGTTTGTATATCTTCCTTAAATCTATTGTCTTTATCATATACTACTTATCTAATGAATAAAGCCCACAAATCAAGATTGGAGGCTTTAGACAGCACCCCTACGAGCTAGCTAACCTTAATAAACTTGTCTTGGTGATAATGAGCATAATATTCCTTCACTATCTCCTCAAACTCATCATCCTTGTGCTTGGAGTAAGCCCTTCTCAGCCTCTCTATTATACCCTTGGCTTCAGGGCATATGACCTCGGCTTTAATGATACACCCACAGTCATACTTGATGGATTCCATCACTACCCCCCTTTTGTTTTGTTAAGTATTTGAGGCACCTAATACACGCACCCCTTCCAATCTTTTCTAAAATAATGACCCCCTACCCTATCTATGGGACGCACTATAACCATTATGTTAACCTGTAGATAGGGTTTAAATATAAAATGTGCTCACAGCTAGGAGTCTTTTTTATTGGTGTCAGTGTGATAGAGAAGAGCTATACCGCCACCTTCTCATCCCTTGGAATAACTGCAATAAACCCACAATCGGGTAAGGCAATAGTCTGTGAGGGAATAGATTGCATCATTAACAATGCAGCACGCCTCGCCTTCTCTTCCGTTTCTGAATCCACATCCATTTCTTCTAACCCATCCACTCTGTAAACATGTATGTGAAACTTCATCATTCCCCCTTATTTGGTACAGCAAAGCTGATGAGATGATTAGTAGTAGGCAGTAGGTTGCCTGAGTATGACACAAAGACCAACACTACGATTCGCACCTATTCAATCACCCTCATATATCGGGTTGCCATCAGCATCTAGCTCATTAGCAATAGCATAGGCTTCCATTTGTATAGGGAGCATCCGCCTTGCCATCTTTACATTCTCATTGCTAGGTTGGACTTTCTCCCTCTTTCTAGCTATCTTATCTAGTGGATTTTTATAGGGTTTAGATTTGGTTCTTGCTCCACCATCTATCTTAAGGTGTAGCTTCCTATGGCAACCAGAACAAACCCACAACACTTCAAGGGGCTTATCGTAATCGGGGTGATGCCCTATTAAATACTCCCTACTCCCACAAGCCTCACACCTCTCTGCTTTAACTACTTGACCTTTTCGCACGGCTACCCTTAATAATCTTCCGGCCTCTCGCTTTTCCTCTTTATTATTAGACCTAGCCTTCCTCATATACTCCCGTTGATACAACCTTTTAGCTTCTCCTGTTAGTGGCATAATACACCTCCTGTCTATATTATACCACAGGTCTAACAAATATACAAGGTTAAGTTAGACCTCCAACCTATCCCTAGCCCTTTCTTCGCGTTTCCTTACCTTATCCCTAGCTTTACTAAGTGGCATTTGGTCTAGGAACTCCTGATATAATCTTAATCTCAGCATCAACCTTATGTTCCACCTTATCCCTATAGTCGTGGTTCTCCTTTTTAAGTTTGAACATCAAGAGGATAGCTGAAGCCTTATCCCTATCATCCTTTATCCTGTGGTCTAAGACAGCCTCAAGCCCCTCTATGTATTCCTGCTTGGCGTTGACCATAGCCTTCTTGAATGACTGGTCCCGCTTCTCTTCTTCGTATAATGTTTGGCGACAAGAGCCACAGGCATCAGCGGCTTTGGTCATGGTGCCAAAGGTTGCGTATGTCTTTATTGCTTTATTCTTTTGTGCTTCTGTTATCCTTAAACTCATTGATACCTCTTTAGTGTTTACCCAACAAGCCTAGTCGTAATAAAATAGATAGCCAAACCGACAATAACACCGAAGATTAAAACCTCAATTACTAACTTACCAAACCACTTCATTTTATCTCTCCAACTAAAAAAGCCCGGCATTTCTACCAAGCTCTTCTCACACCTTCCTGCTAATTATACATTATACTACTTTTAGTTATTTTGTCAAGTGTGTAGCTAAAATGACCGTCTAGCACTGTTTTTACCTATCTAATTACTTGTTGAGACTAGGATGATAATTTAGATAGGGGAAATTTTTACTTCCTGAAGACTAAAATATCCTCGTTTTTGATTTGCTCTACTTCTGGGTGTCTCTGATGATAGATAACCCTCCAAAACGATTGACTAGGCAATACCCTTTCGTGCCTTTCAACAAAATTAAATCCAGCCTGCTCACAAAGCTTAACAGTATCATCATCTAACCTAACCACTTGCTTATTGCGGATGAAGTTCTTAGTTACCAATATCATTAAGCCGTTAGGTTTCAACACTTTGTAGCACTGCTGATATACTTGGAGCATAGCTTCTAGGTAGGATTGTGATTTGAGATTGCCGATTTGTTGGGGGTCTTTTATATCATCAGCATATTGTTGCGGTAGCCCCTTCTTATCAACTATTGCCTGTGAAGGATTATCATGGTCTTGCCCATGTAACATCCCCTCATACGGTGGGCTAGTAATTATCTTATCTATCTGACCATAGGGGAGATTGCCTATGTTGTCCTTGCTAGTTTGCTGTTGAAAATGCTCATCCCAAACCTTACGCCCCTTGAAATTCTTGGTCGTCTCTTTCATTCCGTGCTTGTAATTGAATTCAGCCGAGCCAAATGGTGGCGAAGTTACAATCTTATCAACATATCCCTCAAGCTGTCTGGCATCACCCTGTATTATCTGACACTCACCCATACTAGAACCTAGTTGAGGTCTCATCTTTACTTGCTCCCAGTTATCCCGCATCATCATACAAAACTTATACTCTAGTTCTACCAAGACGACATTCCTGCCTAGCGTGCAAGCCAACATTGTTGTCCCGATTCCAGCCATCGGGTCAAGGATAGTCTCGCCTGGGCTAGAGTATTTTTGAACAATCCACAGCAAAAGTTGAGCATCCATCTTGGCTGGATGACTAAAACTATCTGGCACAAAGAAAGTCTTACGAAATGCCGTGTCTCTTTTGAACTTTATTCTCATTTCACCTTCCTTCTCCAGCCAGCCACAAAGGCTAATGCTTGCCGCCTTCTCTTTAGAATTACCCACTCTGATACCCTGAAGTAAGCTGACAAGGAAGCCACAGTCTTATCCCATCCTTCAATAGCCTCTAGGATTAAACCATTTATACCAGCCCGCTCCAACCTTGATTCAATCTCTGCGGCATACTCCACCGGTGTTGTAAAGTAAGCTCCACTCTTGCTAGTCTTTTTTCGCAAAGGTAAATCAATATAACTGGATGCCTCAGTAGGCCAATAGCCTTGTCGCAATGTTGGTAGGTTTTTAATCAACCAAAGACATTGCTGTCTGGTGAATTTTATCTCCCTGGGAGCATAGAAGTCCTTAGCCACTACCCCTACCTTTCCTGCTCCTGCTTGGTGGTTGTCTTATAAGCCGGTCAATCTCTTCTCTATTCTCGATCTGCACAGCCTGCCATACAGCCTTTGATGTCTTGGGTGGAACTGGTATCTCTAACTTTTGTCCGTAATTTTCATATTGAAACTGAAGTAACATAGCTTGGCATTTAGGTTCTAGACACCAGAACAGTGGCCACTCAATCTTCATCTTCTCACCAAATAAAAAGGCAAACTTAAAACACCACTATACATTTGTGGTTGGCATCTCCTGCCTTAATCTTCCTATCTCATTGTTGTGGCATATAGATTTACCATTACCCAATCCTAACAATGGATATAAATTATTCTTCAAAAACACCTTCACGCCAGCCTTATCACAGGCTGTTACTATCTCCTCCACCCACTCTATCTTTGGCGGCTTGTAGGGCTTTGTCTGTGCTCCAATTATGACCCAATTTACTCCAGTGTCCTTTAAGTCTATATCTACTATTTGAGATGCTCCCAATAATGGCTCAAAGGATACATATTTTACCTTAGCCTGAATCCTACCTAACCCAAGATATAATGCTCGGCTTATTGCCGTAGCATCAGTCGCTGTTACCCCCACCCAGCAGTTATCAGGGAATGGGCTGAACTTGATTAGGTTCTGCGGTTGCTTGGTGAGTAGATAGAAGCGGTCTTGGGGATTTAGCTTAATCACATTCATTACTTTGCGTGTCCATTCTTCGGGGATACCAATACCAAATAAATCAGACATATCACAGGGGAATATTCCCTTTGGCTTTCCTAATATCAACTCATTATTCTCATCAAGACTCGGCACTAATTCCTCCAGCCTATCTTCCCAGAAGCGGGGATAGAAGGGATTCCACTCTGGCAAGCCTTCGAGATGCTTATAGTAAGGCAAGGCTTCTCTAGCCCAATTAGTATTCGCCAGATACCTAGACCTCAACCGCCCATTAGCCAGCTTCCTAGCATAGCAATAGGGGCAGCCATTTAGACAACCGGTGATGGGATTCCAGGTATATCCCTGTGTGCCGTCAGGATTCTTAACCCATTCGATTTTCGTAGCGTTAAGTTTCACCTTCCTTTTCCTCTTGAGCCTTTGCCAAAAGGTATGCCTATTATGACAATCCTCGCATTTTGTCATTTACTTACCCTCCAATAATTTGATTTTTTCTTCTAATATCTGTTCCATTTCAGCCTTATCTATCTTAACTAGCATCTCTGCCCGTATATTTAATTCCTGAAACCTCTCATCACCTAGCCGCTTCTTGAAGAACTCTGTATGAGCATAGGGATTGCTAGCGAGATATTGATGACAGGTAAAGCATACCCCGCAAGCGTTATCAGGGTCATATCTCACACTACGCTTTCTTCTGCCGTGAAAATGGGAGCATTGTAGTTGTTTCAAATCTTTGGGTTTACCACAGTACTCGCACTTACCACCAACCCGTAGCCGGATAAACTTACTAAACAAGGTATCCAGTTTGTCAATTTTTATCTTCATATATCACCTACTTCATTGCCCCCATTAGATACTTCCCTATGTATTCGGTATAGGCTGGGGGGATTGCTTCTTGTATCTCGCCATCTTCCATCCAATCTATCCCCATCAGTTCTCTGGCGTGCTCTATGTTTTTAGCAGCGTGAGTAGTTCTATATTCTTTACGCTTGAATATTTCCCTTCCATTTAGTTTACCATATACCCCAAATATTTCTGTTTCTTTGGTATGACTGCATTTGGGCTGAAACATCATTACATTACTTTCAAAATGGCGGTGTCTTTGAATATTCCGCAATCCCAACGAAGCACCACAAAGTATAATCATTGTCTTTAGCGGTTTGCATTTAGTTACATTTTCAATGACATATGGTTTGCCCGTAGTAATCAATCTTTCACGAATAGGAACTATCATATCGGGGTGATTGGGGAATTTACCCGTGTGATGTTTAGTAACATCTGCCAACCCTGACCACTTCTGGCACGGTGGACTAGCGTGATAAGCATCGTAGCCATCAAGGTCAAACTCTAAAGCATCAGCCTGATAGAACTTGAATGGATAATGAGGTTGAGGTTTAATATCCACTCCTTCTACCTCAAAGCCAGCACAGTAATACCCCATACTAGCCCCACCAGCACCACAGAATAAATCCAGTAATCTTGGTTTCATAACTCTATATCACCTACTTCATCAATCTCACTGGGGGCGAAAGCATATGTGGTATTATCTGTCTCCAGTTTGACTCTATAAAGTTCTTGCCCTGCTGGCGATACTTCCCTTCCTACTATTTCACCCTTCTCAAGAGGGCTAATCCACCTGCCAAGATACAAGGCGGTTATTACTTCAACCCTACTACCTATTCTAAAGCTCATTCCCTCTCTCCTTTCAGTATATATTATAACTCTCTACTTCATTGCCCCTTAAAGGGATTATCGCCAGCCACATATACTTTGGGATCAGACAGAAGCATTCTAATACCCACGCAATCTGGTTCGCACAAAGGGCTTCCCCCACACCAAGGACAAGGTTTCTTTCGTTCCGTGCAACCTATATTAGATTCACAAGAAACCATACCATCTTTATCAGGTTCACCCCACGGTATAAACTCACCACAATAATCGCAAATCCATCCTTGTCTTTCCTCATCAGGTTTCATAATCAGATGTGGATATAGACGCCACTTACCTGAATGCTTATCCCACCATTTCTCCTGCTTCAAATCCATCATTACTCCTTTCATCATATATTAGCTTTTTCATTTCCTCGCCCTCTTCAGTGGCCTGTAATCTGGAGCTTTATTGTCTATCATCTTAGCATTATATTTATCACGGAATCTAGATGCAATTCGCTCTGGCAATTTGTCTGGTTCTAGGTTGCTAGTTATTATGGTTATCAACTCTGCTCTCTCCCTGGCTATCACGATTTCCTCAAGCTTTTGCTCCTCCCAATCAGAGCCGTAGTTCTGCCCCCACTCATCCATTATCAGCGCCGATATGACTTTCAGGCTATTCATTAGCATCTCAGTGGTATTCTCAGGAATAGACTGATGTAATTTACTCACCAAATCTGGCACCGTCCAGAGCCGACAATCCACGCCACGCTTCAATAATTCGATGAGTGTAGCTTCACAGAGATGAGTCTTGCCATTGCCGGTAGTGCCGTAAACAAACAGAAGGGGCGACGCCCCTTCATTAAAAGCGATATCCATGAAGGCCGCAAGGGTAGCCTCAGCACCGAGAACTGGCTTGAATTCAGCGAAGGTGCTGAACTTGCTAATCCCTTTCTCTTTCAAATAGGCCTCGGTAGCTTGATATGTCTTCCGCTGGTCCGCAAGACAGCCCTTAGCATTACAACTAACAACAGACCCATAATCCACCTTGCCATCATCAAATAAGGGATGAACTATGCCAGCACCACGGCAGACCGGGCAGTTCGGATTCGGAGCATAACCGACTTCGGCCATCTGCTCTTCGCAGCCTTTGATTGTGTCTTCGTCAACCATTCTTCTCTCCATAGATTTCCCCTGGGGACCGGTAGACTTTGGGAATCCCCCTTGAGTTAGTATGTCTCCGACTCTCTCCATGTCCAGCCTCCTTTCTATCCTTCTTTTCCCAAGATAGAATGGTAGCGTAATGATTCCTGTATTTGTCACCTTTACTGGCGATATAGAGCGATAGGTTCTCGACCATATCCCTAGTATGTTCCTCGCCAAATCTCTCTATCAGCTTATGGTGCTCTTCCTCGGTCATCTTATTAACATTAGCATATTCTGGGTATGCTATATATATAGTTTTCTTTTGTATAGTTTCTTTTATCTTTTGTGTGTCTTCTGAGCTGCTAACTTTTGTTGACAATTTTGCTAACTCTGACGACGAAATTGCTAACTTTTCGGTGTTAGCAATATTGCTAACTTTAGGCGTAATGTTATCAGAATTGCTAACTTCTAAAGCTAACTGAATAGCTAATCCCCTCCACTGCTCCCAGTCCTTTTGGAATCCGAGCCGTTTGCCAACCTTTGTGATGATCCCGATATCCACCAAATCATGTAGTGCTCTGGATACCACAGTTTTACCCAAACCAGTGGCTTCTCCTATCTGAATGTTAGCAATATAGTCAACTTTTTTATGGAATCCATAGGTCCTACGGATAATGCAGAGAAGCACTTGCCACTGATTCGGCGATAGGTGCATCCTGACCAGATGCTCTAGTATCTCATTAGCTATTTGGGTGAAACCATTTTCAAGCCGGGGCTTTGCCATGTATTCCTACCTTTGTTGGTTTTCTACCTTGTAATCTCCTTATCCCCCTATAGTCGCACTACTCCTTTTGGGTATAGAGTTATGTAGAATTATCTTTAGTTCTTTCAATTCTAAAATCCCAGAAATCACTATGAGGATGGCTCTTAAACCAATCCGTTTGCTCTTCGAGGACATTCTCACAAGATACAACCAAACTATCCCAACTATGGCAATGCTTAACTATTTTCAGTAGGGGTATTAGTCTCAGCCAGTTTCGTAAAAACTCTCCCTCATCCTCAATTTTTGTGCCAAACGCATCTCCATTAGTTTTTAGTATATGCTGAAAACATCCTAACACATTAGCTACATCTTGCCCTCCAATCAAATCTACAGCATAAGCCTCACCCTTTTCAGTTAATTTATAGGATTCCTCTTTATCTTCCATATCCCCTCCTTTTGGGTATAGAGTTATGTTGAGCTGAACTCCTTTTTAAGAGCCTCGAGTTGTTTTATTGCTTGTTCCAGCAACCATAATGATTTTTTAGAATGGTCGTTTATTTCGTAATTGTGGACACCTGCCCCAATTTCAAACCTCAATTTTAGATGTGGCTTAATCATATCCCCTCCTTTCTTGTCAACTTACAACTTCACGGGCAGCCCTCATCTGGATGTAGCATTCGCTCGGAAGCTCAGTAATGTCACTTTGACTTTTATAGCCGAGTTCTGCGATAACTTGATAGGGTTGCATCTTTTTGGGCTTACCATCTTTGTCAGAAATTGTAAAATCTTCGCTACAGGCTTTATAAAGTTCCGTAAAGGTCTGGATAGTATCAGGGTCTCGCTTAGGTTTCTTTGTCTTGATTGTGGCCTCTTCAGCGTGTATAGGGTCCGGTGGCCACATATTCTTAGCATCCTTCTCCGCTTGCTCTACATTAGGTTGCTCTTCCTTTGATACTTTACCCTTACTTTGTTTTTCAACAGGGCTTGTCGTTGATTTGGTGGCTTGCCGTGCGGGTTTAGGCTTAATTCCTTTGAACACATCTATGCCTATTTCAAGTTGCTGTGCTGCTATCTTGGTAAGACCATCAGTTGTAGCTCCCTTGTAAGCATCGCCAATGTCAATGTTATCATTCCCACCATACGCTTCCCCATAGAAACCAACCCCTGGTATCTCAAGGATAGCCTTAACAACAGCAAACTTTTCCAGCCGTTCTACCACTTCACTTTTAAGTGTCCAAGTCCCTAACCCGAAGACATCATTTATGCGTTCAACCACATAGATACTTTTGATACTTGATAGGTATGTCTTAGTTGGGTGCTGTGACACTGCCTCTGGTGGTAGAGGTTCTCTCAACTTACTTCTCATTTCATCGGTAATTTTATCCATTATTCACCCTCCTTTAGTTTGTCCTCACTGTGATGAAGGGGTCGTTATAAAAGGTGACCCCGGGTACTGGCTTCTTGTCGTGGTGTTTCTTAGCTATTACACTTAGCATGGCATCATCCGGGATCATGTATTCCCTCGGTAGTAGGTCAGGATTATCTACCCTATACTTCCAGCGGTCTGTTGTAGTTGACAGTCCCATATCTGTCCTTACCGTCTCGGGGGCTTTCGTGACTTCCACTAGGTTGACACTTTCAGTTAGCTCTCCCTTCAGCCTCATCTCGGCCTCGGCAGCTTCCTGCCTTTTGCGGTTAATCTCTTCCTGCTCCTGCTGGATGCGTCTTTGCTCCATATCGAAGTCGAGCATCTTGTCTCTGGTAATCTTATCCGCCTCAAGGACGGGTGCCATTAAGTAGTTATAGGTGTCTCTGATAGCGTCTGACTGTGCCTTGAGCAGTTCTAGTAGAGACTTGCGTTTCTCTAACATTGCCTTCTTTAGTTTGGAGATAACACTGAGGTCGTCAGTTGCCAGTTTGACATCTTCTACCGTAGTGATAACCCTGCTCTCAGCATACTCTAAGAGCTTCAGCGCCTCTTCAAAATAGCCATGTACCTCAATATCTTCCCCGGGTCTCAGGGCTAATGTTGTCTCGGGTGCCAGCTCCTCGTCTTGATTAACAGCCTCTATAGCTTCTGCGATACTGGTCTCGGTATTCCCCTCTCTCCCTTCTCTATCCGCAATACACAGTGGGCAACCTTCTCTCAAGTCAAACTCCCCGTGCTTACAGTGTCCTTTAGTTCCCATATTATCCTCCTTTCTCTTTTAGAATCTCCTCGATTTCCCTGTCCATCTTATTGCCAAAGATGAAGCCTCTATTGCTCTTTTCAACTTGGCCTAATCTATAACCAAGCTGGTAGCCTGTAGATACTCCAGTTTCATAGGCTTCTTTGAGCTCATCCAAGACTAGCTTCCTAAGTAGTCTGATAAGTAGTTTCTTTAACATTATTTAATACCCCACTCTTTTAATTTGGCTTGCCACTTCTTCACTATGGAATATACTTCTTCGGCTTGCTTCTTAGCCCCTGATGTGGTAATAAAAACAAGGTCTATCTCCTCCACCACTTCCCTTATCCCTGCCTCAAAGACTACCCTATCCCTGGTGGTTACATCCTCCTCAGTTAAATCCTTGCGGTTGTAGGCTTCTTGTATAGCTCTTAATATCATTGTATCTTTAGCTTCCCTTATCTCTTCTTGTTTAGTCATTATTATTTAATACCCCATTCTTTTAGTTTGGCTTGCCAATCCTCCTCCCAACTTACGCTTTCAAATTCAGCACCCATATAAAAATCTAAGTTATCCTCTATCCACTCCACCACTTCCCTTAT